CTAGTATTCATTCCAAACATTGTTGGGGACATCTGTATGTATGGATTTGGGTACAAACTTAGAGGTACCGCATCTGTCAATCCACTTGCCTGATTAATATCCCTATGCATGTTTTGTTTTATTGATACTGTTGCTGACGTTTCGTTTGGCTTGCTAAGCTGCGTTCCAAATATAGCATTTATTACATCTGCCACTGGACTCCAAACTGCCCCCACTATTGGTATTGATCTCACCAATTGTGATGTGTTTCTCACTGCTTTGCCAACTGAAGCGTCAACTCCTTGTTCCGCTTTCTTCTGTGCTTCTATCTCTATTCTGTATTTCTCCTTTTCGGACAATTTGGACGTACTCTTTGCTTGACTCATAAATCCTGTCAAAGTAGCGTCTTCTATTTGTCCATAAACTGCCACTGATATTGTTGCCGCTATCTGCGGACTAGTTGTCAATAAAGGAAACAACGGTAAGAAATAAATAGTTGCATGTTCTTTGGTTGTTGCTCCAAAGTTTGTTGTTAACATCCAATCGCTTGGCGAGCAATATGGAATTGACAACGAAGTTTGAACTTGACTTGCTGCTTCAACTACTATCCCATCATAAGCAGATATGCTTTGTATATCCATTGGTTCTGTCCCACTCGTACATGGAAGCCATCCAATTATTGCTGCTCCTTGATGATATTGACTAGAAACAAATTTAAAAGACACTTTAAAAGTTAGCCTTGCGTGCTTATATCTTTTAAACGTGTTTTGTAATGTTGGTATTTGTGACAATGCTCCTATTAAAGGAAACGTTTGAACAGTTGTTGCTGCCGTCCAATTAAAGCTTCCTATTTGATATGTTCTTTTAGTTAATTCCTTAACTGATTCCGTAGGGTAAGCATCTATTACAAATCTATCATTCTTGGTAGTACCAAAAACTACTTCTGTTGTATCCGAAGTATCTTTAAATGTTGTTATTGGTCCTGCCGTTGTTGTTTCTTGCGTCGTTTCTTGAGTTGTGATAATGTCAGTGCTACTAATTGTTGAACTTACTGATGATTGCATCTGACTTTCAAATCCAGCTATTGGATTGTATCCCACATCCATTAATGCTCTAACATAAGCATCTGTTGAAACTGCTTCATAGCTATCTTTTATTATCCATTTTGGTCCTTGCAAACCTAAATAGATATTCAACTCCTTCTTGTATTTTTCAAAAACTTCTCTGCCATGCCTAACTGATTCAACTAATGCCACCTTACAATTGATTGCGAATTGTTCCTCAATTGTCTTGTCTTTTGGTTTGCAAATGTATTGAATCATTGAATTTATTGATCTTCTATTCAATGGGCATAACATTACTCCGTCTTTATCTACAAACTGACGTTGCAAAAAGAAAGCCTTATCTAATGTGTTTGGTTCTCCTGTTTCTTTCTTGTCTGGATCTGTTCTCGTATGGTTAAACATTTCTTTTGCTTTAGCCCAAATCTGTTTTCTAGTTATTTCTAACGCTGGATCTGTTGCCAATAACAAATCATCTCCAAAACACTTTATTCTGACTTGATCATCTAAATTTTTCAAATTCGTTGCTGCTAAATCCGCTACTATTCTCCTATTGCACGCTGAATTCATTATTGTATTAAAAGCACACGTCATGTCCACACCCGATGGCATGAAAATCATGAAGTACACTTTATTTCCAATTACTATGCAGCAAACAAATGTTGCT